CGCCGTCCGACCAGAACAGGAGCGGCACGCGCGCCGCGCAAAGCGTTTCGAGAAAACGGTAAGGGAGAACGCCCGGGATCGACTGCGGGCAGAGTTGGAGACGGCAGCGCTCAATCGACGCGAGGAAGCCGGCGCGCATCTTCGCCGCGTCCGCCGGACGCTGCGCGTGAACGTAGCCATAGAATTCCGGTCGCGCCACTACGTCGGCGCGGAACATCCCCGCGCGGTCTCCGGCGAGCACGGATGCCACCGCGTCGATCCTGGTCCGGCTCGACGTGTTCCAGCCGTGGAAGCCCACGTCGTGCGTCGGGTCGAACGGCCCTTCGGCGATCGCGTCGAGGTCGGCCTTCCCGACGGGCCAGCCCAGGCAGACCGTGTTCGGGGCGGCGTCGCGCATCCACGTCCGCACGTTGCAGCGCAGGAACGTCGCGGGCTCGCCCTGGTAGACGAACCGCCCGGCCTCGCGCTCGTTCGCGTCGGGGCAGTCCGACACGTCGAGGAAAACGAACCGATCTCGGTGGTCCGAATAGCGCGGGATGCGCCGGAGGTCGGCCACGGACGGCAGCCCCATTAGCGCGAGCGTGCAGATGATCGCGTCCGCATCGGACGGATCGGCGACTTCGTCGCACGTCCCGGGCGGGAACCGGAGCCCGGACCTCGGCGATCCGCGAAACCCCGCCGCGTCGAGGTCGGGCTCGGGGATGACGTGGACTTTCATGGCGTCATGTCCTCCTCGATCGAGCGCGCGAAATCGGCCCGTCCGAGCTTGAACGAATCCGCGAAGCTCGTTGCCCTCCATCGTACGGCCTCGCGTGCCCGGCCTCGACCATCGCCTGGTTGACCGACCTGCCCGTGATCTTGTCCTCGACGGTGAGGAAGAACGTCCCCAGCAGACGACCGTACTTCTCCGCTTTGTCCTTCCGCGTCGCGACGAAGACGGTCTTATTAGAGATGAGCGAGACGAGGTGATCCCTCGCCGCCAATCCCGTCGCGCGACTTTCGCCCACGACCTCCGGCGCGTCGATCCCGTCCAGGCGGATCGCCATCCGGATCCGCACGCCGCACCCGAGGTCCAAATCCGTCTTGACCGAATCTCCGTCCACCACTTCGAGGATCGTCGCCTTGTATTCGTACATCACGCGCTCTCCCAAGGAAGAAGATCCCCGATTCCGTCCCATTCCCAAATCTTCCCGTAGACGGCCTGGAACGCGTCTCGTCGCAGCGCGTAGTCGCGCGACCTCCGGTCGCCCTTAGCTTCCACGACGCGCACCCAAACGAGGCGCTCGTCGGAGCGCAGCATTCTGCGCTTCTTGCCATCCCAGCATTCGCTCTCGCTCCGATCCTTGCGCCAGGTCTCGCCGCCCAGTGCGGTCCAGCCGTCCAAATTCTCGGGTTCAGTCGTACGTACAACGATGAAGTCCGGCGCGAACCGCGCCACTTTCCCGTCCGATCCGGGCTCCAGAACGAGCAGCGGGAACGAGGCTTGCCGGACGATCCGCTCGCCCGGACTGAGCGCCGCGCGCAAGCGGTCGGCTACCCGCGCCTCCATTTTCGACGCGTAGCGGATGCCGTCGCCCGCCACGGTCGGCTTGGCCGACGACCACGGAGCTTTCGCCGGCGTTCGACGCCCATTCGCGTTCGCACGCCGCTTCGTTCCCGCACGCACGTTCGTCCGCGCGAGTCCGGCCTCGACTTTCGCGTCGAATTCCGGGTTCTCTCCCTTGCGCCATCGCAATCCCATCGCTACGTCTCCGAGACATGGAATTCTGCGCCCGATTCCGTCTCCAGCCATGCGCGTTCGTACGGCTCGTACACGAGCGCGATCAAATCCGGAGTCGTCGGATATCCCTTGGAGCGACGGAATCCGCTCGGCAGGCGAGAATCTCTCGCATGTTCGTGATAGTGATATGCAACCAGGATATCGTCGTCCACGAGAATTCGACCGTCGCGCTCCTCGATCCGGTACGTCCAGGCGTTCCACGGACCGGGCACGATGCCCTTCGAGCGGAAGACGTGGAGTCGATCCCGTAGCTCGCTCCTCCACGAGTCCAAGTAGCGCTGGTCGCCGCACGTCGAATCGTCGCATCGCTCGACGCACTGGCCGGCCCATCTACGCAGGACCGCGAACCCGCGCTCGTCGAGGAAGAAAGTCGCGCATTGGCAGAACTTGCCGTTGACGGAGTAGTGCGCGTACTTCGGGGGGAAGCGGTGCGGCACTACGGCTGCGGATTTTCCCTCCGCCTCGCGCCAGCACTCCTCCGGGTCGGCGAAGAACCACAGGTCGGCGTCGAGGTAGGCCACGCCCTCGCCGGGCGTCGCCGGGACGTTCTCGCGGGTCCAGCAGGACGCGAGCTGCCAGCAGTAGTGCCGCCATTCCCGGCCGGCGCGGCAGGCTCGCAGCTCCGGGCGCTTCGCCTCCAGGTCGGATAGGCGGTAGGCCGAGACCCAGTGCCGTCCCTCCCGGCCGTCGTGGACCGCGAACCTCGTCCCGACCGCGCGCTCCGCCTCTTCGTCAAGCGCCAGCACGCGAACGTCGCACGGCGTTGAGGATTTTGCGAACAGGCTCTCGATCATGAGCACGCCTTTGACGGCATAGGCCGAATCGAAGAGCGTGCAGTACCGTCTCACGATCCGCCTCCTCCCGTTCTCCGCAGCATGATCGATTCCCAGACTAGGCCGTCCTCGCCCGTCGACGTGACGATCCTGTCGCGCTCCTCGAAGCCGAGATCCTTCCATGCGTCGGCGAGGACGCTCCGCGCGAAATGCTGTTCAAGGCACGGGACGCCGTATGCCAGCTTCCGCCAGTACCGGTGCTCCGAGCCCGGAACCGTCGGCGTGCGGTGTAGCATGAGCCACCGGTCCGCGACCCGCGCCGACTCGGAGAGCGCCTTTCTCCATCCTCCCGCGTCCGACGCGTGGAGCATGATGCAGCCGGAAACGACGATGGGGAAGACGCGGTTCTTGTAGCGGAGCTTGCGGGCGTCGGCGACCTCGTGGAAGACGAACGGGATCGGGCAGCTTTTCCTTCGCGAGTTCGCCGTCGCGATCATGGCCTCGGAATAGTCCACGCCGACGTATTGACCCTGCCATCCGGAGCGCGCCAGGAGTTCCGCGTAATATCCGCTCCCGCAGCCGACGTCGAGCAGTCCGCTATCCTCGCAGAATTGGAGACTGTTCGTCCAACAGTGCCGCTTCAGCAGCTCCAGGTAGGCCCGGAACGGCGGAACGTCGCGCCCGGCGAACCAATTGGCCAGTTCCGTATCGGCCAAGTCTCGCTGTTGCCGAGCGATCTCGGGATCGCGCCAAGCGCCGTCCAGCTCGACGGAAAGAGCGGAGAATTCCGTTTCGGTCAATCGACGGTGACCTTCGCTCACGCCCCCCATCACGCCTCCTCCGGCTTCGGATCGCCCGCGACGATCCTCGTTCCTTCGATCCGGACCGTCCCACGCTCGTCGCGGGCCGTGCTCGCCTCGATGAGGTGGATGGGATCGTCCTCGTTCGGGAGAGCGCGCACGCGGTGCCAAGTCCCGGCGAAGATCCGAATCCTCTCTCCCCGATTCAGCGCGACGGTCTCGCGCAGCGCCGTCTCCCATCGCCCGCAATCGAACCGCCCGCGGAAAATCTCGACCTCGACGGAGCCGTCCAGGACGTAGAGCGTCTCGTCCTTCTTCTCGTGGCGGTGGATCGACGTGGAGCATCCGGCGCGGATCGTCAGGATCTTCCCGCAGTACTCGGGCGTGTCGGCGAATACGGTCTCGGAGCCCCACGGCTTCTCGACGATCTCGACTTCTTCGGTTTCGATCTTCACGGCTTCGGTTCCTTCACCACGTAGTACTCCCGCAACCCCAGCGTCTCGTTGACCAGCTTCCAATCCGCGTGGTCCCGGAGGAAATCGTTGAGCGCGAGCATAACGTCCGGGACGTACAGGTCGTCCACCGCGACTACGCCCCCGCCGGCCATCGCCTCCGCGAGCGCCCATAGTTCGCAGCGGTGGTCCTCATAGCGGTGTCCGTCGTCAGAGAGCGCGAAGCACCACGGGCGCGACTTGACGAGCGCGACGCCTTCCTCTGAATGCGCGTCGATCTTGACGATCTCGGCCGTCAATCCGAACGGCGTGAGCGCCTCGCGCGCGATCGGCTCCATCTCGTCGTGCCGGTAATCCGGGTGCGGGAGGAAGCTGTCGAGCCCGAGGTAGCGCCTGTCCGATGCCGCCGCGACTTCGGCCAAGAGGACGCCCGTCCCGCCGTTGTAGACGCCGATCTCCAGAAGATCCCCGGCCGTCCGCGCGGAGACGAGACGCGCGACGGCCTGGATTCGATCGCGGAAGAAGACGCCCCCGAGGTCGCGCTTCGTGTCCGGATGCGCGCGTTCGCGCGCGACCATGGGACGAAGGAGAGACGCCACGTCGTCATGCAGATTCACGGCATCAAGTCCTCGAATTCGTCCACGCGGAAGCGCAGGTCGGCTCCCGACGCGTCGATCAGCACGTAGCCGGCGACAGGTCCGGGCGTCGAGTACTTCGGGGAGAGGATGCGACCGATTCGCTTCCGCCCGAATTCGCCGGCCTCTCGACGCCCGAATTCCGCGAAGTCCTTCGATTCCACGCGGTCCCCAGGCGTCGGCAGGCGTCCGACGAAGTTCGGATGATCGGAGATTGCCACCGCGTTAACCAGAATGATGCAGCGTCTTTCGGATCGCAGGATGAGCCCGATCTCCCTCCATCCCGTCCACTCCTCGCGCCAGTTCGCATCCAGGTAGAAGAAGGGACGTTCGAGCGCGGGATCTGCCAGCACGGAGGCGAGAAATTGGACCGCATCGCAGACGCGCAAAGTTGCATTCGTCGGAGCCGACCTTCGCGCCTGCTCGATCGCATCGGCGTCCAAGTCGCACCCCCATGCCCGCTCGACGATTCCCGCATAGTAGGCGAGCATTCCGCCGACGTGGCACCCGGTCTCCACCCAATCCGTGGCGCGGAAAGTTCCGACGGCATAGTGGATCAGCGCGTGCCTGCGCAGATCGTCCGGGTGCGTCATCCCTTTCCTCCCAACGCCGCGCCGCGCTTAGAGACCTCCTCCTCGAGGATCGGCGCGACGGTCTCCATCCTGTTTCGCCAGGTGTGACTCTCCCACGTTTCGGCCTGCCCGTTGCCCGCGATCCGGAGAATCTCCTGCGGGTCGAGAAGGAGCCGGAACGCCCGCTCGGCGGCGTCGTCGGGAGTCCGGTACCGCACGCACGAGACCCCGGACCGGAACGCTCCGCATTCGTCGGTCAGGAGACACGCTCCGGCGCCCGTGCTTTCGAATTGGCGGAGATTATTGCCGCATCCTTCCGAAACCTCTCCGTGCCTGTTCAGCACGATCTTCGAGCGCAGATAGACCTCGTACATGGCGAGCCCCCACGCCCCGCCGCGGTGACATGCCCGGAGCGGGCTGTCGGGGGAGAGCCGGTCAAGACCATACCCATGCCATGCGAACCGGTCCGGCCCAAGCACGCGAGCGACGGCTTCGACCGCATCGGTCCCTGCGCGCCAGTGCGAGTCCCGACCCACGCCTCCGACGAACGAGACATCGATTGTCCGCGCCGGGAGCGGGACAATCGGGAACGCGCGCTTGACGACCGACGGCTCGAACGCGAGCGGTAGGAACTCGACGCGCGCCACGCCGTGAGCCCGGAGTCGCTCGACGTAGTGCGGGAAACTCGTGAAGGCAACGTCCACTTGCGCCAATCGATTAGGGGGAGGCATCGGGCAAGACACCTGCGCGGCCACCACGCATCCGCGCTCGTGCAACCGGCGCAGGTCTCCGGCGGGCATGAACGATACGTCCTGGAGCAGAACCGCATCGGCGTTCGCGGCCTTGGCCTGCGCCATGACCGTCTCGGACGGAGACGCAGGGCGGCACGCCATCTCCTCCGCTCGCCACTTGGCTTGCAGGCGTTCGGCGTTCGCGACGACGTGGCGGACTTCGTGGCCGAGCGCGCGCAGTCCCCAGGACCAGAACGCGTCCGAGCCGAAGCAGAAGTCCTCGAAGCGCCGGAGCATCTCGGCGTAAGGCATGTGGTCGCAGCCGAGTTGCGCCTGTTCGATCGCCTCGGGATACCAGGTCGATACGTTCACGACGGACAATTTCACTCGCTCTCCCTCGCCTCCATCTGAGCGATCATGATCCGGCTCACGGCCTTAGCCGCCACTCGCGCTTCCTCGTCCGTCGTCCAGCACGAGAACGGTAGGCTGACGGTCTCGGAGCACCAGCGTTCGGTCTCGGGGAGATCGCACGTCTCATATTCGCCGTCGTCTCGGTAGGGCTGCTTGTGAGCCGGAATCGAATAATGGACCAGGGTCTCAACCTCTACATCGGACAGCGCGGCTCTGAATTCGTCCCTGCGCGGGACTCTGACTGCTACGATATGCAGGCCGGCGTGGATTCTATCGGCCCATCCTCCGCGATTGGCCTCATCCGCGTACAACGCGATCAACTCCTTCCTGCGGGCGTTCCGGCCGGCGAGCAGGCGGAGCCTCTCGCGAAGGATCGCCGCCTGGATCTCGTCCATCCGCGAATTCCATCCGTGGTCGACGACCCGGTCGCGCTCGCCGAATCCGTAATTGCGAAGCCTCCGGATGCGGTCGGCAATGTCTGGATCGTCGGTCACCACCGCGCCGGCGTCGCCGAGAGCGCCGAGAGGCTTGGTCGGGTAGAAACTGAACGCCGCCGCACAGCACCGACCCATGGAACCGGGGTCGAACCATTCCGGATCCGTGCATGCCAGCGCATCCCTCCACGCTCCCTGATGATGGGCTTGGGCAAGATCCCAAAAGCACGAACCTAGCGCAAGCTCTTGGTCCGTTCCGCGAAGTTGCGGCAGCCGGCCGTAAAGGGCGACGGGCAGAAGAACGTCCGGCATCTTGTCGCCCGAGACGGCACGAAGCAGTCCATCGGGCGCAACGTCGGTGTAATCCATGTAGGCACCGGCTGCGACGGCCGCATTGACGGTAGCAGGGGAGCTGTTCGCAACCGTCATTACTTGAAAGTCGCTTCTGTAAACCCGATCCGGCTTCATCGGGTCGGGCACATTCATGGCATACAAGCCAAGCGTCAGCGCCTCCGTCCCGCTGGCGACGCCGATGCAGTGCCGTGCGCCGACCCATTCCGCCCACTCGCGTTCGAACGCCTCGACTTCCGGGCCTAAGATCAACTTGCCTGACTTGATGACGCGGTCGACGGCGTTCCGAATTAGGCCGGCGTCCTCGGCGAGGCCGCGGGCGACGGGGTTGAACGGGATCATCTGGCGACTGCCTCGCGCTTCCAAACCGAGTAATCTCTCACGTAATCCTCTTCGCGATACGGCTCCGAACAGAGCACGACCAGCACCCCGAGCCGCGCGCAGCTCGCCACGCGAAGCCAGTGCATCGGCGGGACGTAGATCCCGTCGGCTCCCTCGTGCAGATCCACGATCCGCTCCTCGCCCGGCCGCGCCTCCACGGTCGCGCGCCAGCTCCCGCTCACGGACCAGAGGATCTGCCGACACGTCCGGTGCGCGTGGTTTCCCCGCCACGCTCCAGGCGGGACCCCGGCGATCCGGAACGCTCGCGCGACCGGGAACGGGAGTCCATCCTGCCCGATCACGTCGAGCGCGCCGTTCGGACCGCGATACGGGTGCGCGACCTCGATCATGCGAACGTCGGTCACAGGCACTCGACCTCCAGCGTCCCCTGCCATGCGTGCACCACGTCGAGCGCGGGCTCGACCCGCCTCCACCATTTTCGCAGCACGCGCGCATCGTGGTCGAGCCGGAATGGGCCGGTGCGAAAGATCCGCGATAGGCACCCGCTCGCATCCGGGTCGGCGATCTTGGACCGCCACTCGTAGTTCGCGCGGATCATCCGCAGGGCTTTCGATCCCTCCCTCGGCGGCAAGCTCCACCACATGTGACTTCCCTCCTCGAATGCCGTCAGTCCCTCCTTGAGGATCGACGGCACGACGATCAGGCCGCGCTTGGCAATCCGCGCGAACTCTTGCGCAACCGTTCCCGGATTCCTGACGTGCTCCAGGACGTGCGACGCGAAGAGGAAGTCGAATCGACCGGTCGCCCACGGTAGCCGGTCGCCTCCTTTGAGCGCGAGATCGAGGTCGGCCGCGACCTTTTCGATCCGACGCCCGACTAAGTTGACTTCCGTGGCGGAATCCAGGAAAGCCCGATCGCGGTCTATCAGCACGTCGGATCTCGGCCACGGCCGCGTGCCCGGGCCGAACTCGACCACGAACGCCTCGTCGGGGACGACGAGAAGATCTTGCGGGACGTATTGCCATGCCGCCCTCGGTCCCGGTTTTCGGAACCGCAGGCAGAACGAGGGCGCGACGTTCGGGCTCGGCTCCTCCGCCTCGAAGTCGAATCCGTGCTCTTCGACCAGGGCGCGCAGCGCCTCGCGCGTGTAGGCCATGACGTGGTACGCGGCCTCGTTCCGCTTCGAGCCCAGGACGTGGCGGACGAAGAACGGATCTCCCGTGAGCCGGTAGCGCCGCAGCGTCTCCTCGTGGTCGGGCACGTCCAGCCTCAGCACTCCGTCCGGTTTGAGCACGCGGTCGCACTCGTCCAAGGCAAGGCGCGCCTCCTTGATCGACAGGTGCTCGAAGACCTGGCGCGCGAGGATCTCGTCCGCCTGTTCGAGCCCGCACGGGAGGCGCTCGAACGATCCGTAGACGTCGCATAGCTCCTCGGTCGTGACCGGACCGTCGCGCAGGCTGTCCGCGGTGCGATCGTGGCGGGCGTAATAGGCGTCATCCGTCGTCCGCCACTTCTCCACGAGGTCCGGGCGTTCGGAGGCGAGGAAGACGCCGTACCCCGACGGCATGACGTTCCGCCAGCCGTCGGCGGGATCCAGGTAGACGGTCCCGCTCCCCACGTGAAGCCGAACGCTCACGGCTTGCTCCTCGGTCGTTTTCTCTTCCCCGTCTTGTTCGCGTCCGATCTCCACCAAGCCGCGGACTTGCACTGACATGGATCTTTCCCGCACGCGCGACAGAGTCCGCGATCGTCGCGGTCCATCTTCTTGGCGAGCGCGCGACCTGGACGCGGGAAAGATCGGTGGCGGCGAGACATCGTTACTCTCTCCCCCGCGCGCGCAGCTTCCCATCAGGTCCCAAGATCCCCCTGGACGCGGTCAGGATTGCCCGCGTCGCCGTCTCCTTCATCTTCACCCGGATCTCGTCCATCGCGGCTCCGATGATCCTCATCGCGGCCTCGATCTCGGCCTCCACTTCCCCGGCCGCAGCGGTCAACCCGTCGATGGTCCCCAACATCCTCTGGAGCTCCATCGACTCGTTCGGGGTCAGGCCGACGAATCCGGTCGGCGAGTCCGGGCGGGTCTCGATACCGACCCCGGGCCACACCCTGGGGTCGACGCCCTGGTTTCGCAGGACCAGCTCGGCGAGGCGATCCCGGACGGTCTGGACCGTGGCCGAAGGGCCGGCTCCGATCTTCACCTCGTCCGCGAGGTAGTCGAACACCGTCTTCGCGACCCGAGGGCGCTCGCGATCTTCCGGCTCTTGCGTGTCGTCCATGTCACCGTTCCAAGACGTTGCCGCACGGGTTCAGTCGCGCGAAGCGGTCGTGGACGGCGCGCATGGCCGTCAGCTTCCGACCGTAGGCGCTCTCCAGCCACGCCGAGGCATGCGGCCGGTACTCCCGGCTCTGCCGCTCCTTGCGCGGGTTGGCATCGACGTGGTGGACGACGCGCGCGTCCGGAATCCCGACGACGCCTTTCCCGGCCAAGAGCGTCTCGAACGAGATCCGGTTGTCGCAGCCGTAGCTCGCGAGCTCCGTCCCGAACCATCCGATTCGGTCGCCGAATTCGCGGGGGAGGATGCCGAAGTTCGCGTAGACCATCCCCTTGTACTCGTTGACGCGCCAGACGCTGCCCAGCCCCTCCTGGTAGTAGAGCGCACCGCATCCGACTTCCGGGTTGGCCTCCATGAAGCGCAGTGCCGCTGCAGGAGCGCCGGGCATGACCTCCGCGTCGTCGTTGAGCCAGAGCACCCAGGCCCCGGCGCAGGCGCGGAAGAGGCGATCGTAGGTCTGGACCATCGTCGGCCGCGGCTGCTGGCGGTCGACGATTACGCGTCCGAGCGGAAACTCATGGTTTCTGGCGTAGCCGGATTCGGACGCGTCGCCGACGCGCGCCTCCCAGGGAAAAGGGGTGTGCTTGGCGAGGGAGGCGATCAGGCGAGCGAGGCCCTCGGGGCGATCGACCGTCCCGGTGACGTAGCTCAAGACGGGAGCCGCGCGCTCCGTTTCCACATCCGTCCCCCTTGCCCCAATGCCCGAGATCCGAACCTACTTCGGAGGATGTCCGACTCCATTTCCGTTCGCGCGCTTCGCGCCCGCGTCCTCCAGCGCCGTGCCGCCGATGTAGGCGAGCAGCAGCGCCCCCGCCCAGTCGGCGATCTGCTTCGCCTTCGCCTCGTCGATCCCGAGATGAACCGCGACGACGACGAGGACCCCGATCACGGCCGCGACGAACTTGCGGCTCTTGAGCAGCGCCATGATCGAGTCTCCGAAACATCGAACTAGTCAACCCGCGAGGAATTTCGCCCCGAGCCCCACGGCGAGGTCGATCGCGCGCGCGACGAGCTCCTTCGCGGTCTTCGCGTCCTTGATCCCCTGGATCGCCGCCGCCTTCTCCTCGTCGCCGGCTTGCCGGTCCGGGACTCCGGACACGTCCACGTTCTTCCAGCGCAGGTTGTGGAGCTTGTCGGCAGCAGATGCTCCCTCGGTCGGACGATCCTGTTCCGACATCGCGGTTTCTCCCTATTCCCCCCCGCCGCCCGTCGAGGCCCCGGAAACCTCCGGCGCGCGGAAGATATCGGCCGATCCGACCCGCCTACCGACCTCCTCAAGCACGGCGTCCACCGTCGACTTCTGGACCCCGGCCGCGCCGAGGTAGTCGGTCAAGGCGGCGCGGAGGTCGCGGGCATCCTGCAGATTCAGGCGGGCCTTCGCGAGCGCCGTCATGACGCGCGCGTAGTCGTCGTCGGCCTCGCCGTACCTGGCCTCCAGGTCGGCCGAGAGCCGCTTCGCGTCCTCGCTGGCGATCTTCCCGTCGGCCCCGACCTTTTCGCCCCAGGCGAGGTCGAAGAGGTCGAGCGCATGCTGCCGGCGCGCCTTGCGCAGCGATTCGGCGGTCGCGCGCACGAGCGACTCGACTCCGCGCGCGTAGGCTTCCTCGGATCGGGCGGCGAGCCGGTCGCCGTGGCGAACGGCCTCGGGCGATTGGCAGCTTAGCAGACACGCTCCGCACAGGAGCCCGGCAGCGAGCAGGAAAGGACGGAGCGGACCGAGGAGGTTCCCGGTCCGCTCCCCCGCATCGGAAAGGAGAGTGTCTGTGGGGTTCGCGGCAACAAGCCGCGAATGCTTCCTGATTTCCACTCCCTGCCCTCGCGCAACGGCCCCCGGCCTTGAAGGCCGGAGGGACCGCGAATCTCGTCTCGCGGCTGACGGATGCGAAGGTTACACGCCCCGACGTGCCCTGTCAAGCCGAATCTTCACTGCTTCCATGGGATGGCCATAAGGGCGACGAAGACGGCCGCCGCGACGAGCAGCGCGATGCCGACGATCCGCATCGCATCCCATTCGTCCCGGGTCATCGCGCCCACCCGGCGTGGCGTATCTCGCGCCTCGTCTCCTCCACCGCGCGCGTCATGGCCTCGACGCGGTCGCAGAGGCCGGAGATCCCGCCGCGGCCCGAGCAAGCCGGTCCGAGCCCGCGTACGGCGTCGCGGAGGATCCCGGGCAGACGCGCGATTTCCAGAGGCTTCGCGACCGCCACGGCCCACCGAGGCAGATTTCCGGCTCCCGGCAGGTCCCCGCTGACGACGACCGTCGGGACTCGATCCCCCCGAATCTCCATGAGGCGGAGCATGTCTTCGCCCCTTCCGTCCGGCAAGGACAGATCGGTAAACAGGACGTCCGGCATCGCCTCGGCCATGAGCGACTCGGCCTCCGCGACCGTCGCAGCCACGGAGACCTCGACCCCCGCCTCCGCGAGAACGCAGCGGACGAGCTCGGCTACTTTCGCGTCGTCCTCGACGACCAGAGCCCTCAACGCGCCCACGTCACGGTCCTCCGAAGATCCAGTCCAGCAGCTTCATGACGCCTCCGCCTCCCGCCGCGGCTCCGAGCCACTTCGCGAAGTCCCAAGCGCCCCCGCGGACCGCCGCGCGAGCCTGCTCAAGCCGCGCCAGCCTGGCGTCTACGTCCCGGACGTGCTGCGCCTCCTCGATCTCCTGCCGCGCGCGGTCCCGGATCTCCGTCTCGTTCGGCGCGGAGGCTTCTTCCAACTTCTCGATTCGGCCGAACAGCCTCTTCAGATCCTTCCCGACTTCCTCCAGCTTCGCCCTCATCTCGGCCGTGGCCGCGATCTGGACCTTGATGTCGGAGAGCAGCCCCGAGAGGGTCTGCTGGAGACCGTCGAGCCTCGCGGCCAGCGCGCCCAACGCCTGCGTCGTCTCGTCCACGCTTTCATCCCATCCGTCTTCGCGCGCCTCCGACCGATCGCGTGCCCGGATCGGATCGCATTGCCATGGCGCGACGACCGATCGCCTTACGCGCTGGAAACGTGGTGCGTGCCCATCACGGTAATGACCAGACGCGAAGCGTCGGCCGCGATGCCCGACAGGAACTTCGTGTTTTCCTGCACGAGCCCGGCGGAAAAATAGACGTCGTCGCGCGCGTTCGCGCCGATCGACCTCGTTCCGCCGCCGATCTGCGTCCCGGCCGCGCTGCCGCCGGTCGCTCCCAGGAACAGGGAATACGTCGAAGCGGCCCCGACGTTGACGACGTGGATGTGATAGATGACGTAGTAGTGGCCGGCGGCCGGTTCGGCAAGCACGTCGGCCGCCGAAGTGCCCAGAAAGGCCGGACCGGCCAAGCGTTTGATCTGTCCGCGCACGAGCGTATCCTCCTCAAGCGAGCGGTCACGCAGCCATTATGGCGTCGCGATCCGTATGCGTCAAACGTCCGATTCCAGGTCGCGCTACGGCGCGCTGCGACGGATGAGCAGCGCCAGAGCCTCGCGAATGTCGGCCGGAGTCGCGCTTCCGTCCTCCAGTTTCGTCGCCAGCGCGCGCAATCGGTCTCGCGCGGCGCGTTCGGCGCGCGTCCGTCGGTCCGGATCGTGCGCGGCCTTGACTTCCTCGGCTTTGTCCAGTTCCGCCGCGGTCGGCACGCCCATCCAGTCGATGCGACCGTTCGAGGCGCAGCCGACGATGGGCAGACCGGCGGCAATCAAGTCTTCGTGCAAAATCGTCGGATCGTAGATCATGCGACCATCCTAGCCATGAGACCGCTCTGAATCGCCCCGGCATCGTCGCCGTAGAACGTATGAGACCCGACTCCCGCCACGTTCTCCACGGATTGCAGGAAGTGGAATCCGATGTCCGGATGGCCCGCATACGCGGAGGCTATGGGCATCTTCCCAGTCGATATGTCGTCCGGACTCTTGGCGCTCTGGCTTAGCGTGGCGCTGTTTGCCGTCGTAGTGTCCAGCCCGATCCCGGTAAAGCCGGTGCGAGCCACGCCTGGTGGAGTCCAGATAGACAGACGAAGTGCTTCCACGACCGTCTCGGCCAATCCTATCACGAAGGACACTCTGCCCGTCCCATCCGTCGTATTCGCATTTGCGGCTCTCCACGCGGCGGTACTGTAAGTCCAGGAATCCGTGGCATCGACCGCGCGCATTCTCCGTTCGACGCGATTGTACATATTCCAGATGAATCGACGCGCGGCACTGTCCTCCGTCGCGTTCGTCGCACTCGCGCGGATGGTGCCGAGATAGAGGCGCGTGACCGCTCCGCTCTTGACGTACACTCCGTCCTGCGTCGTAAGCGCGTCGGCGCGGGTCGTGTCGTTCGTCCATGCGGCCGACAGTTCCAGCGTGAGCGTACCGGAGTTGTCGTACACGAACACGTCGTAGTTTTTCCCGCTCGTGAGCGTGAGCGAGAGCGAAAGCTGGGCGGTCTGGTACAGGTTCCAGCGGGTGCCGTCGTAAATCCGGATGCGGTTGCCGAAGTAGGGCGCGAGGTAGATCGTCCCGGCGGCCGTCACGTCGGAGGTGGTAACGGCGGTCCCGCTCGTGAGGGTCAGTCTCAATTCGGAAACCCCGACCGCGACGAAGCCGCCGATTTCCTGGACCGTCACTTTGCGGTTGGCCGATGTCGGGGCGGCCTTGAACACCGGAGACTCGTCGGTCAACGCCGGATCGGCGGCGGTCAAGCCGTTGATGTCGAGCGACCCGGCCGCTCCGTCCGCGCCCGCCGGACCCGGAATCGTCATGCCGTCCTCGCCGTCTTGGGCATATCCGGGAGGTCCGGTTGCACCATCCGCGCCCGTCGCCCCGGTCGCTCCGGTAGCTCCAGTTGCGCCGGTAGCTCCGGTAGCTCCAGCGGCTCCCGGTTCTCCGGGCGGGCCCATGGGACCTATCTCGCCATCGTCTCCCATCGGCCCAGGCGGGCCGACTTCGCCCGTCGCTCCGGTGGCCCCCGTGGCTCCGGTAGCCCCGGTAGCCCCGGTAGCCCCGGTAGCCCCGGTAGCTCCGGTAGCTCCCGTCTCGCCTTGCGGCCCCGGCGGACCCATCGGTCCGATCTCTCCGGGCTCGCCTTCGGGGCCGGGGGGGCCAGCCTCGCCGGTCGCACCCGTGGCCCCGGTTGCCCCAGTAGCGCCGGTAGCTCCGGTCGGTCCTGTCTCTCCTTGCGCTCCAGGCGGACCCGTCGGTCCGATCTCCCCATCTTCTCCCGGCTGCCCCGGCGGTCCGACCTGCGTGCCAGAATCCACTAGCGCATCGAGTCTTTCCGTCGCGCGCAGCAGCGCATGGTAATCCCGACGCAAGCGGTACAACTCGCGCTCCAGGTCCTCAAGCGGGAACCCGGCCCAAACCTCGGCGAAAAACCGGACCGGCGACCCGCGCTGGTAGTGGTACGCGACCGTTACGTAGTGCTCGCGCTGGATCGCCCCGTCGATGCCGCGGAACGTGAACTTGTTCTGCCCCGCGATGGAGGACGCATCGGACGCCGTGCGCGCGTCTTCCAGCCTGGCGGCCGGACCGTCCTTAGTGCCATACATCCGTACTTGGCCGTCCTTCTCGGTCGTGCAAACGTTATCGGCGATGCGCTGCAGGTCGGTCGCGCCGTCCGAAACCCAGGGGAAGTGAACGTAGGCGATCCTGACGCCGTAGACGGACTGCGCCGCGGCGTTGTTCGCCGTCGCCGTCGCCCAGTCGCGTCCGTAAGCCACGATACGATTATAGGCCCGCTTGAAGCTGCCCTGCTCGCCCATGTCGGGCGCATTCGTCCCGAGGATGATCTGCGCCGGGTCGGAGTTTCCGGTGCCCTCGGCGTGGAAGTAGAGCTGGCCGCCCTCGGTCACGCCGAACTCGCTGTTCCCCTGGAGGAGCGCGAGGGTCCGAAGCGCCTCCCAGGCCGTGCAGTCGAAGACGAGGCTCCCGACGAGGGCGTACGCCCCGACGATGGACGAGGCGTTCATGCGGATGCGGCTGTTCGGCTGGATGTCTCCGTTGAAGATCGTCTCGACCGTCTGCTTGACGGTCTGCCCGGCCGCGATGGTCCGATTGACTCGGATCTCGGCGAGCTTGGTCCCGTACCCCTCGGACCACATCCTGGTCCGCAGGAGGCCGTCCGGTCAGGTGAAGTGCTCGTAGGCAGTCAGGCGAGCGCGATACCAGATCGCGCCCTCGCGCAGGAGCCGTATCTCCCACTGGGTCTGCACGGCCTCGTCCATGTCGGCGACACCGCCCTCGACGACGAATTCGCCCTTCCCGGCGCCTCCGATCCGGTCGTAGTCCCAGTGCGCCTCGGCGAGCTGCGCGCGGAAGACCTTCTTGCGCGTGAGAGTCGCGCCGAAGTCCAGGCCGGCTACCTGCCACAGCTCCAGCTCGAAGTACGCGCCGGCATCGTCGGCGGGGGAGGTCCCGCCGCTCGTGCCTTCCGAGCCTTCGAGGATGATCGGCAGAGCCATGGTTCAGGGTCCGTAGTAGCGCGCGTTGTACGCGATCTTGAAGGTGGCGTTGCCGCCGCTGAAACTCAAGCTGTTGGATCCGCTCGTGAGCCAGACCGGAACTCCGGTCATCGAATTGATCGCGTCCGCGCCGTCGTTCGTGACCGTGAAGTTCGCCGTGTTGAAGACCATGGACTTTCCGCTCGCGATGGTCGCCGAAAACGTCCACGATTTGCCCGTCGTCGAGTTCGTGAGCGTGATCGGACCGGCCACCGCCCCGGCGACGTTTGCCGTAACCGTGTAGGTCGGGAAGACGAGCGCGCTGCCCGAATTCGTGTGGGTCCAAGAGAGCGCGCTCGTCGGCCAATTCGAGGCCGTCTGCGTGTCTGTCGTTCCGGTCGCCGCGATCCAGAACGGGTCCGAGGCGAACAGCTCGCAGTCGTAGTCGAGTACCGTCATTGCCGGACCCGGACGGAAGCGCGAGCGGAATTCGGTCTTCGTGCAGACGATGTAGCGCGTCGTGTCGTACAGGTAGAACTGCTTCTCCGTCCCGTTCATCGTCTTGAGCACGTCGTCGAGCTTGGTCCTCAGAAGGGCCGCCGTGTCCTGCTTGATCGTCCCGGAGAACGCGAGCACGCGCTCGGTGAGCGTCGGTTCCTCCGTGCGGACGACGCCGTGCCGGCGCGGCGCGACCTCGCTCGGAACGCGGGTCCGGTCGGGCAGAACGAAAGCCGAGACCGCCAGGCCGTTCGCCTCATCCTGAAGGTCGAGAGTGTCGTAGCGGAAGATCGTCGTCGGCACGGCCTAGATGTTCCCCTGCTGGGCCTCGCGCATCTGCACTTCCCATCGCTGCTCGCGCCAGAGCCGGAAGCGCTCCTTGGTCGCGGCGTCCCCTCCGGTCGAATAGTCGTTGTAGACGACGGTCTGTCCGCCGCCTTGCGTCGTCGCCGTCCCGCCGGTCGCGCCGATCATCTGAAGCTTGGCCGCCATGTCGCGGAGCGCGGTCGTGTTCTCCTGCGTCGCCTTGGTGTTGGCCTCTTCCGGCGTCTCGGCCGCGCCCGGAGCCTCGCCGGTCAGCCGCGCGAAGATCTCCTCGGCCATTCCCGTCGTCGCGAGACCTCCGACGTAGCGCGAGAGGTCGAACGCGGGCGCGGCGACGGCTCCTCCGCCAACGCCCGCGATCGGCTTGCCGAACCTGTCTACCGCCTCGATCCCTCCGGTCGGATCGAAGCCGGGAAGCATCGTCATCCCGCCTCCTCCGGACTGGATCTGCGCGATCTGCTCCATCGAGAGCAGGCCGCGCTCGGCGAGAGAAGCGAGCTCGCGCTGCCCCGCGCTCGGAGTCGGCATCGGCCCTTGCGGCGCGGCCGGCATCTGCGGGACCGTGATACCGGGCGGAGGCGTTGCCCCGCCGAGGAGGATCGCCTGGACGAGCATCGCGATGGATGCCGGATTCATGCCCGGGAACTTCTGCGCGATCTGTTGCGCCAGCAATGGCGCGCGCGGATCGTTCGCCAAAGGGCCGCTCTGGAAGAGCGAAAGCACGCTGGTTCCGCCGCCGGCCGCATACGGGACGCATTCTCCCGTGATCGGATCCGGATTCGTGCCGGGAGGACAGCCGCCGACCGCGGCGGGCCCTCCGAACGCGGCGCCCCCGCCGAACAGATTGGCCGCTCCGAATCCTCCGAACGGATTGATGAGTCCGCCGCCGCCGCCGAGGGCCAGCCCGAGCGCGCCCGCGCCTCCGACGAGATTGCCGGCAAGCGCGACGCCTCCTACTCCGCCGCCGGCAAACCGCCCTCCAGCCGCGTAGGGAGAGATCGGGCCGGTCGTTCCGCCGCCTCCGGTCGTCAGGAACGGCTGCGGGCAGCACCGGGGGCACACGCACGCGACGACTTGCGTCAAGAGCGCCACCACGGTTCCCAGCAGACTCTCGACGCCCGACGCGACTGCACCGCCTCCCGCGACGGTCGAGACGGTCGCGATGCCGGACATGCTCGCCACGGCCTCGGGCGCGCGGCATACGCATTCGCGGATCGCGCTCAACAGTCCGGAGATGCCCGTGCCGCCGGTCGTCACGCCCGCCGTCGCTTCCAGCGGCCCGGCGGCCGAGACTCCCATGGGCGAGGACGCCGCCTCCTTCCTCTTCCGCAGCACCTCGTCGAGATGGCGCATCTCGTCGTCTTGGACCCTCTTCCGGTCCGCCGCTTCCTCTTCGCCGATCCGCTTGCGCTGCTGCCCGATCTTGTCGACGTGCTCTCTCTCCTGCTTGTACAGCAGCGACTTCTTGTCCTTCTCGTCCTTCATCTTGTCGGCCAAGGCCTTGACCGCCTGCTTCCTCGTCTCTTCCAGTTCCTTGAGAGCGGCCTTCCGTTCCTGGCCCCGCGTCGTCGCGTCGATGCGCCGCCTCTCTTCCGCGACCTCGTTCTCCAATTCGAGCGCCTGCTTCAGCTGCTCGTCGTTCAAGCGCATCCCGAGTTCCCGTTCGAGCTTGTGCTTCGTCCTCAGCGCCTGCGCTTCGATCCTGCTTCCTTCGCCGGCCGCGAACCGCTTCGCCAGCGCGACGCGTTCCCTGAACTGCTCGTACTCGAGCAGGCTTCCGAACTTCCTCCTCGCGACGAACTCGGCGCCGGCGATTTCCTGACCTGGAGCGACGAGGCCTCCGACGAGCCGTTCCGGTCCGAACGCCGCGCTTTCCGGCCTCTTTGGCCGACCCCGGCCTTCTTCCGAGAGCGTCGTCATCCTCGCGGCGGCCTTCGCCGTCGAATCGAAGGCGTCGCGGAGCTTTTCCTGGTCCTCGACGATTCGCTCGACGTTCTGCCGGTGCCTGCGCTCCGCGGACTCGAATCCGGACGAGAGCGTCTCCACCACCTCTCCGGCCGCGTTCGCGACCGTCGCGATGCGCTCGGACAGCTTGCCGAGGAAAGGCTCCAGGCCCCCGACCACCGAAGCGAAGTCGAACGCCTTGCCGGTCAGGCCCGCCTTGAGAGCCTCGACCATCGCCGCTCCGGCCGATCGGAAGAGCGGCACGGCATTGTCCAGGATGTCGCCCAGGAGCCCGACGAACTCGCGCCCGAACAGCCCGAGGAATTTGATCAGGTCGCGGAATCCTCCGATGACGTTCCCGACGGCGATGCCGGCGATCTCTCCCCAGTAGCGCAGGTTCTCCGCCGCGATCCTGATCGCCTTGACGAAGTCCTTGACCCACTGGATCGCTTCCGGCATGCGCTTCCGGACGGCGTCGGTCCACTCCTTGAGCGACGGCGCGAGCTCTTTCAGGATCACGGACGACGCCCCGAAAATCGCCGTCTTGATCGCCTTGAGATTGTCCTCGAAGTCCTTCGTCGCCTGGATCGTCTCGTCGCTCATGACCGCGCCGAGCTCCTCCGCTTCCTGCCCAAAGGCCCGGATGCCTTCTCCGCCTTGCTTGAGGAGAGGCAGGAGCTCGCTCGCCGAACGGCCCATCAGGTCCATCGCCAGCGACATCTTCTGCGCGTCGGGAACGGCCTCGTCGGCCATCACGTCCGCGATGCGCTCGAAGACCTGTTCCACGTCCATCGAGGCGACCTGCGAGGTCGAAAGGCCGATCCGGGCGAACGCGTCGGCGGCTTCCTTCGAGCCGGACGCCGCCTCTCCCATGTTGCGCTGGAGGATCTTGAGCCCGGCGCGAAGCGTTCCGAAGCTGGCGTCGCTCTGCTCGGCCGCGAACTTCAGGCGCTGAAGCGAGTCGGTCGCGATTCCGGTCTGCTTCGAGAACGTGCCGATCTCGTCGGCGACCTTGATGGCGTCGCCGAGAATCGCGTCGAACGCCCGCTTGCCGACGGCCGCGACGTGCTTGAGGGCGTCGCCCCAAGCCTGAATGGTCTGTCCGACCTTGAGGAAGGACGAGGTTGCGGCCTGCGCTCCCGAAGTCGTGTGTTTAAGGGCGGAGTCGACCTTGTCGAGCGCGCCGAGGGCGGCGGAAGGGTCGCCCCCGATCCTGACTTCCAAGCCGATCGCTTCCGCCATGATCTTCTCGCGCCCCTAGCGGGTCCCCCCCGTCCTCCGCGACGAGCCGCGCCCGAACTTGACCGCCCCTCCCAGGGGCACTCGCGGCTTGACTCAGCCGACCGGACGCGGCACGGATCCGAACAGCGCTCCGCTTCCCAACACCGCCGAGTCCGCCGCGAGTCTGCGCTTGGCGTCGAGCACGTCGCGAAGCATCAGGATGTCCATGGCTTCGACCTCCGCCAGCGAGACGCCGAACGCCACTGCCGTCGCGATCATGCCGCGCCAGTCGGCGCGGCGGGCTGAGGGTCCGAGGCTTGCGACTCCGCTGCGGCCCTGACCGCGATCCCGCTCCCCGCGAGGAGGTCCGCCCACAGCTTCTGGACGCCGGAGATCCTGTCGCGGTCGAGGATGCGCGCGAACTCCTCCCGCGACGCCACCTGCGGAGGGAAGAGGACGGACGCTTCCTTCTCCGTCATGGCCGCGTCGCCCGTCGCGACGAGCTCCGGAGGCTTCCCCTGCTTCCGCAGCGACAGCCATACGAGCCGCAGGACCATCCGGACGGGGAAGGGAGGGACCCATTCGACGCTCGGTCCGAAGTCCTTCTCGGCCAGAACGAGATCGAGGAGCGTGAGCGGATGGAAGGTCTGGACGGTTCCGAACGCGTCCTCCGCCTCGAACGTGCCCGTGCCGACCGGAACCAGCTCGCAAGCGTGTTCGAATCGGAGCGTCCACTTCGCGGCAAGCACGTCGGCGCGGCTCAAGCCTTCGCGGCGCATCGACCTCCAGATCGCGGCTCCCCACATCCGGCCGCACGCGTTCTTCGGCTGCGCCCACGTGTCCACGGGACCGAATTCGTCTTCGATCTCGGCCCAGTCCGAAAAGACCAGCGTCGGGAGCGAGTGCCGCCTGCCCGTTCGGTCCGTCCACTCCACGCACTTCCGACCGAGAGCCTCCGCGATGCCGACCGGCTTTTCTTCCTTGCCTTCCTGCGACATCTCTTTCTTCCTCCCGATCCCTAAGCGGCTACCGGGTGCGAATTCTGCAAGAGGAACGCGACTTCGTTCGCCACGCTCTCGTTCACGAACGCCTGGTATCCGACCGTCGCCTGGAGGATCCCCTGATTGTCGGCCGGCTGGAAGGGCGTTTCCAGAAGCTCGGCGTTCGACATCGTCGCACGCACGCGAAACTTGTAGGTCGAGCTGATCGTCTCGCCGTCGAGCGTGACGACGAGTTCCCTCCGCGTCTTGTTCCGGTAGTCGCTCTGGAGATCCGTGCCCTCGGTCTGGAACGTCCAGTCTCCGGTGAAGACCTGGAATCCGTTGCGCTGCGGCTCCTGGATCGTCCTCGCGTCTATCGCGAGAGTGTCCTGGAGCGGATTGTCCACCCGGAAGCGTCCCGCCAGAACCTTGCCTTGCGTCGCGCCGCCCCACGTGAGCGCGCCGGCCGTCGCGGTCGCGAGCTGTCCCTCGCCGCCCAAAAGCGCGAGCGCGGTCGGCCCGAAGACCCACGTCTGGTCCTTGCCGACGAAGTCGACGGTGCAGACGAGCTGTCCGCCGGCCGCGAACGCCAGCTCCAGCGAACGCACCTTGCAGCCGCTGAATCGGTGCGCGTGCAGATCCTTGGCGACCTCGACGGTCAACCCGGTCGGAAGCGCCGTCGCCGGCGTGAACGTGTGGTTGTAGACGAGCGGATTGGACGTGATGTCCGGCCGCGACGTGGCGACCGAGCCGATGGCGTGCTTGAGCAGCATCGAAAACGCCCGCCAGTTGAACCGGACGTCGAAGGCGAAGCTTCCGCCGACCGTGATCTTGCCCTGGGCCCGCATCCCGCTGTGGACGCCCCGCCGGTTGAGCGAGTTCGCCTGGGTCATCTCTTCGGTGACGGTCAGCGACTCCGTGTTGTGCAGGAGTCCGGCGGTCGGCACGACGGCCGTGCCGTACGTCGACTCCTCGCCGAGCATGATGTAGCTCTCCTGGCCGCGAGCGATAGCCAAATGTCCTCCTCGTCGTCAAGGTCGGCCGATCAAAGGAGCGTGCTTTGCACGCGGACCGTGAACGTCACGGCGCCCGCCATCAGGCGCGCGCCGCTCGCCTTGACCGCCCCGTCCTCGGGCGGGTAGTATTCGATCCCGGTCACGAACGCGAAGACCTGCTGCTGGGTCGATCCCAGCGACAGGCCCGTCCCGTCGAAGTTCTCCCTCACCACGTCCGCGATCCTCTCCACGTCGTCCCTCTTGGCTTCCGGATCGGAAGTCGCCGAGTCCGGGATCGCCGTCACCAGCACCGCGCGTCCCTGATACTCGTCGAAGTAGGTCTTGCCGTTCGCCGTCTCCAGCCTCGTCGGGCTCATCCTCTCGATGCGGACGAAAACGGCCGGCACGTGGTCGGAGAGAGTCTTGACCGCCGGGAACTCCTCGAGCGAGCCGAACTGGACGGTCTTGAGCGAGAGCTCGTCGTCGATGTCGAGTTGGCGGATGCGCGTCCCGATCCACTCGGCTATCCTCTTCCTTCCGAAGCTGGTCGCCACCCGCACGTCCTCCGGCTACATCTTCGCGATGCCGCGCACGCGGACGTGCGTATCGGCGTCGGAATTCTTCGCCTTCGCCATGACGCGATACTCGCGGAACGCGGAGTGCGCTCCCGAGATCGCGTTCGGCGTCAGGATGAGGTACTTGCGCCCACCGGCCGCAATGTCCACGTCTGCCGAGGAGTGCTGCGTCCCGGTCTCGTCGAACGCCTTGAGGTCCACCCAGTCGCCGTCATCGTCCTGCGCGATCCTGCCCTGGACCTTGACGACGGCCGCGTAGTTCGACGTGGGGAGCGCGACCGAGTAGCCCACGGTTCGGTACGGCTGCCCGTGGGCGTCGATCTTCGTCCCGGCCACCTCGGCGTACGTCGTTCCGCCCGTGAGCTGCGTCTGCGGCTGAACGTACATGCTCTCGGTCAACGCGCCGCTCATCCCGCCTCCTCTGCTACGCGCTCTGCACCTTGCGGAGCGACAGTCTGTAGTGCCGGTCGATCCCGCCCTGCTCGATCAGCTCGGCCGAGACCACGTCCCAAACGACGGAAGAAATCGTGAGGCGGTCTCCGGTAAGAATCGCACCTCCGCTCGGGAGGTTGTCGGAATCGATCCAAGCGTCCGCCGCCTCGTCATAGATTATGCCGACATCGGTCCCGAAGGGCCTTTGCCCGCGCGGCTGGAACGAGATCGGAACCGACGACATGCCCGACACGTCGGCCCAACCGATATTGTGGTGGAGCGTGTGCGCCGCGTCCGTTCGCGTCGGACGCGCGACCGAGCACGTCTTGGTCTCGAACGCCAGGATCGGGATCACGAGCCGGCCCTACCGAACGCGAATTCCACCGCGTCCTTGACGATCCGCGCGACCCTCCCGCGCGTCGCCTTGATCGCGTCCGACACGTACTTCCGCGGAGGGATTTTCACGCTGTCCACCAAGGCGAAGAGCGGGACGACCTCGCCGGCCTTGCCCGGACGCGCACCCAAGACCGCGCGCCCGCCCTTGCGCACGAACACCCGGTCGAAGCCGAGCAAGCCGGGGCTGTCGAACAGCTCGCGCGCCGAGAACTTCGTCCGCGTTCCGGACGCGTTCTTCACGGCGTCGAGCGGGATCGTGAGCCTTCGCGCGCGCACCGGGACGACCGTCCCGCCGAATTCGTGGATCGCGGAGTAGACGACGGACGAGGCGAGCTTGGCGAACGCGCCCCCGGAATCCTCGCCCGTTTCCGGGAACCGGTTCCAGCTGCCGATCAGCGTCCCGCTCTTGGTATTGAGCGGGTCTCCGCGCAGGTTCCCGATCACGCCCTCGCGCACGTCGAGCGCGACCGCCAACACGGCGCGCTTCGTCGCGTCGGCCATCGCCTTCGCGGCCTTCGGCCCGATCCCGCCTTCCAGAGCGAACGTAAGCACCGGTCACCTCGTCGCCACGCGGCTCGCGTATTCGTCCAGCATCGTCTTGATGTCGCCCGGCACGTCGCCCAAGTGCGAAACCGAAAGCCCGCCCAGACTCTCGCTCGCGCGGCCCGCCGATCTCCGGCGGTTGAACCAGAACGCCGTCAGTTCCACGGCCGCGAGCGCCACGGCCGCCGGCACCGTCGCGTGCCCCGCCGTGTAGACGACGCGCACGTTCCCGCGCCCGCGCGAGAACCGACCCGCGATCAGCTTGACCATCCCCTTGTCGGCGTCTACGTAGTAGTCGTCCGCGTCGATCAGCGTCGCGCTCGCGAAATCCCGCTCCTGGTCGTCGTGGATCGTGGTCACCGAGACGATCGGGTACTGGCGGAGGATCAGCGTGTCGGTCCCGTCCCCGTCGTAATCCTGCGTGTAGGCGGTCGACGCGAAGGTCCGGCCGCAGTAGCGCTCGATCCACGCGCTCGCGCGCGTGAGGAGCGTCCCGATCACGGCGTCGAACGTCGTGCCGGAGATGCCGAGATGCTCCTTGCAGCTCGCGACGGTGGAAAGATCGCCCACGGCTCACCTCCCCTCCCGCGCCGAAGCGGGCGACTTCGCCGCGTCCATCCCCGACGCTTCCGGCGAGCACCTGAAACCGCGCTCGTCGCACGTCAGCCAATCGTAGTAGCGAGCCTTCGGGAGGTTGCGCTCGTAGCACCTGCGCCGCTGGATGTGGCGGATCACGATTCCGGGGAAGCACTCCAGGTCGCGCGGCCGAATGAGTTTCCCGGCAACGTGCACGGCGTGGTGCGCGCCCGCGTATCGAAGCCCCTCGCGCATCCTGAACAGCCGATGGATCGGCTGCCGCAGGTCCGCGTCTTCCTCGCGATAGAGATCCAGAAGCCAGTCGTCGCGCGACCCGGCGAGCGCCCGGTCGAGGACGGGAGGCGTCCCCGGCCGGTCGCCCTCGAGGACCTCGTCGGCATCGACCACGAGCACGACGTCTCCCGGCCGGCAGCGCTCCAGATAGGCGTTGCGTTTCGCGATCTCGCTCGGCCACGGATTCCCTCCGGGCGCCTCGAGGACGAGATCGGCGCGTTCGCGCGCGTACTCCAGAGTCCCGTCCGCGCTCGCCGCGCCGTGCCAAGCGTCGGGGAACTGCGCGTACCGGCCGTCGGCCACGACGAGCACGTCGACGAGGGAGCGGACCACGGGGAGAGACTCCCTCAAGAGGGGAAGATCCATGTAGACGTTCATCGCGCCGACGATCCTGCCCACGCTCCGCCTCCTCGCGGGACCCGTCGCCCCTAGACCGGAGGGGCGGCGGAACCTCGCGGCTCCGCGCGCCCCGTCCGATCCGAGGCAAGGAAGACCGATCGCGTCTTGACGGTCCGAGTTACGAAACGTCGATGTCCACCCCGATCGCGACGACCTGTTCGGTCGTGGTCCACGGCGTGAAAAGCGTGCCGCGCCAGTCCGCGATCAGGTGCTGCTGGTCGTACAGGGTGGAGAGCCAGGTCCGCATCCGCGGCCCGCGCAGCGTCGCCAGCTTCCAGCTCGGCTTGTGGACCGCGAGCACCGCCGAGTTGTCCTGGGTCGTCGAGTCGCGAACGCCGACCGTGTTCAGGTCCTCGCGCATGACCGCGCTGGCCTTGATCGGGATGCCGTCGAACATCAGCTTTCCGCCGACGTTCACCAGTCCGCCGCCTCCGATCCGAGGGTCCGTCCGCGCGGCGTTGGCGAGGTCGGAGAAGTGCCGGAAGTACGCCTTCGGGCCGGTGACGAGGACCAGGTTGTTCGTCGGGTCGTCGATGGCGTACTCGACCATGACCGAAAGGAGCTGGCGCAGCTTCGCCGCGCTGAAGGTCGAGAGCGAGACGCGGACCGCGGCCCCGAGATCCACGGCCTGCGCGCGCAGGCCGATCCACGCCTTGCGCCGGTCGGTCGCCGCCGTCACGTCGTTGTCCATGTGCGGGCTCGCCGTGTCGCCGTTGAGGATCGCGTCCTCCAGGTTGCGCGCGAGGTGGTACGCCGTGTTCGCGCGCAACGCCGGGAGCACCGGGACGATCGAATCCTCCTCGAGCTCCTCGCTGAACGGGACGCGGATGCCGATCTTCTTCGCCGTCAGCGTGACGCGCCCGGTCGTCGGGTTGGAGGCGGCGTAGGTCTTGGCCGCCTCGTCACCCGCCTGCTCGCTGCCGAGGTACGCCGTCGGACGCCCGGAAGTGATCGGGTATTCCCACGACCCGCGCGGCATGTCGACCTGCTCGAATTCCGAGCCGACCGTCATTCCGCTCTGGATCAGCTCGAAGAGCCGCGCGCTGAATCCGCGCGGCACCCACTCGGAGCCCTCTCCGGAGGTCGCCGTGTCCATCTGCTTGAGGAGGCGGTCGTTCTTCAGCAGGAACGGCCGGACCTTGCGCGCGAAGTACCTCGTCTCCTCCGGGCGAACGAAAATCCTCCGGCCGAAGTCGTCCTGCTTGGTGAGCAGGCTCGCCAGGAGGATCGAGTTGTCGTTCAGCTCCTGGAGCTTGACCACGTCGTCGCGGATGTCCGTCGGGATCTCCGACTTCTTGAGCTGGATGACGGAATCGAACGGATTGTCGTCCCCGTCGCCGATGCCCATGGCGTCGCCCGGCTTCCCGTCCTCGCCGGGAACCTGATGTTCGGCCTTGCGGAGCGGGGTCTGGCCTCCCGCCTTGCCCGGCCGCTTCCCCTTGGCGGAGTCGTCGAGCGCCTTGCGGACGATGTCCGCGGCGTCGCGCTCCAGGACTTCGATCTCGAACAAGCTTCCTCCTGATCGAAAAGACGCCGTTAGGTCCCCGGATATCCGTCCCGGCGCAACGCGCGGCCGGGCGTTGCGTTCTTCTCCCCGGCCCTACGCCGCGGCGGCGTCGAAGCCGTCGCCGTCGCAAGCCTTGCAGTCCTTCTGCACGTTCTTCCGGTCCTTGCCGGTCCCGTCGCAATCCTTGCAGGGCTTCTGGCCCTTCTGGATCCGCGTCAGGCGCTTGGCGACGGCCGCCGCGCGCTCGCCGTCCTCCTTCGCCTTCTTCGAGAGCCTGCGAAGGATCCCGACGTTCTGTTCCGCCGTCTTGGCGAGGCTGGTCGCGTGCTCGATCGGTTCCGGGCGCTCGAATACGGGCGCGACCATCTCGTCCGGAGCGACTTCCCTGATCGCGTCCTCGACCGACTTGTTCAAGGCGCCGACCGCCGCGGCAAAAGCGCGGAGGACGGGCTCCTGGACCTGGATCACCTTGGGTTCCGTCATCGTTCCTCCTGGATTCGTTCAGCCGCATCTTCCCGTTCCGGCGATCGGCGACGCGCCGAGAGCCGTGTCGAAATTCGTCATGGGATCGGCGGACCGTTCCGCCCGATCGAACCGAGCATGCGCATGACGGCGCCCGCGTCGTACGAGAGTGCCGGCCCGCGGTCGGGCTCCGACTTGGCGAACGCGGCCAGCCCGGGCACGTCCGACAGCGCGAGCGGTCGCGACTGCCCCTCCGCCTCCCCGTGCGCCTTGTAGACCAGGAAATCCTCCCCGGTCGCGGGCGCGTCCACGAGGCTGACCTTGGTGACGCGCATCCTGACCAACTTCGCTTTTCCCCTGGTCCCGGTCGAGTCTGCCATGAGTCCTCCGCGTTCGATGTTCGATGCGACCGAAAACGAGAACGGCGGCCGCGCAGAAGTGCAGGCTCCTGCAAGCCGCCGTTCTCGTCCGCGGCCCCTTGTGGAGGGGGGCCGGGGGTCGAATTGTCCGATTCGAGTCTTTCGCGCGCGTCTCCTACGCCGGCACCCGGACGGCCGATCCCTCGATGCTCGCGCCCCGGATCTTGCCTTCCTTGTAGAGCTTCTTCGCCTTTTCCGAAAGTCTGACCGTCATCAGCCAGTCGCCCTTCTTGACGGTCCTCGTACCGACCTTCCAATCGTTCCGCGCGATCCAGCTCTCGACGACCTCGCTCGGATCGTCGTCCCTGTGGAAGAGGTTGATCCTCCTGTGCTCGGCGAGGAAGCCGTGCGCGGCCTTCTCCAGCTCGTCCTCGTCCGTCCACTCGTTCTGCTTGTCCTTCCTGTTCGCCGGATAGGCGAGCATGGTCAGCAGGCCCTTCTCCTCCGCCGCCTTCCTGATCTCGTCGTCGTCGTCGAGGATTTCCAGCGACTTCACGACCTCCGAGAGGTCGGACCCGGGCGCTCCCCATTCCTCGTACTCGGCGACCGCGAAGACGCGCGCGGATTTCCCTGCCGCCGATCCGTCCGTCAATCGAAAAGAGAACGCGGACTCGCCGTCGGGGATCTCGACCGCCGTGGCGCTCCCGGTTTCGGCGAGCGCCTTGGCGAGCGCCGTCGCTTCTTCGGGACTCGCGCAGGAGACGACGTGTTTTTCCGTCTTTTCGTCCCATGCGGCCTCGACTTCGACCTCTTTCTCTTTCTTCAAGGGCACGTAGTCGAGCTCGACGATCTCCGGCTCCCCGAGCTCGATCGCGTCGTCGTCGCCGATCTCGTACTCGATCCGGCAGAGCTTCCGGCCTTCCCCGGAGTCGGGGTAGCCGTACCCGCCCTTGTCCACGACGACGTATTGCGTGTCGGGAAAAACCTCGATCACCCAGGCGTACATCCCGAACTTGGCCTTCACGGCCGCGCTGATCTTGTTGCGCAGTTCGGAGGACGACAGACCCATCTCGCGCTTGCGCATCTCGATCTTGTTCTTCGCCGCGTCGCTCACGTCGTCCTCCTGCTTCTTGGCCGTCGATCGGACTTCTCCGCCCATCTTCCGGTATATCGTCGTGACGACGGGCCAGAACGCGGCGTCGTCCTCGTCGTAGGTCTTCTTCGCCGCGGTCTTGGCCTTCTCCCAGATCACCTCGTCGGCCACCCAGCTCGGAGGGTTCTTGCCGGATGCAGCTTGCCGCTTCGCGTCGGCGCCGAGCCTGCGATCGCGAGTCTTCAGCCTCCCGTATCCCCTGGGCGCGAGCTCAGCGCCCGCGCCGAACACCGAAGTCGAAAGCTGCTTGGCCAATTTCGGCTTGATAAAATTCCTGGCAACGCGGGTCGTAGGAGCAATCGTGAATCCGGTCCCAAGGGTTTGAACTAAGACGCGCGGAATGTCCCCTCGCTCATCCTGGCTTTCCAAGACGACATGATCGTGTTCATCATCGCCTTCCAGCATCACGAGGTGCCCCGGAACCAACGTTTCTTTGCCATCCCATGCCTTGATTTCAAGCTCCTTCGGTTCCTTCGGCTTCTTCGATTCTTTCGGTTTCTTCCCTCGGGCTGTTCCGCCTTCGCTGAACCGTCCGCCCTCGTCCCTGGGCTGGTTCGGGTCGAACGCCTTCTCCGTCCGCCTCGGCGCGACCAGTACCGGAACTTCCGCTTTCGGATCCTCCAGCGCGGCGGCGGCGACGCGGTGCTCGCCCCTGCCGCGGACCACGGCGTACCGGTCCGACCCGTCCTCGTGAGGCGTCACCAGGATCGGCGAGATGCCGTCGCCCTCGTTCTTGAGGCCCGCCTTGAACGTCTTCGCCGCGCGCCCGAGCCGGCCGCGCACGGCCGTCGGCCGCGTCAGCACCAGCTTGGATACGGGTACGGTCTTCTTTTCGGCGGTCGACTCGTCCACGTCGGCGGGCCAGACGGGGGGATGGTCCGCCGGGATCCCCACGGCACGGAGGACGATCCTGCGTCGGTCGCCCTCGCCGCGGCCGTAGGCGTCGGCGCGGCGCGTCGAGGCCGGGACTCCGGAGCCGAGGTAAGTGAACCGACCCGACGGCTTGCGGTCGCCGGTCTCGGGCGTGCGCGAGATTTCGGAAGCCTCGACCTTGGCGACCGCGTCGCCCTGCCGCAATCCGGAGGCGGCGAGAGAAGCGGTCGCTGCCGCCGAGATCGATGGCGAAGGGGAATCGGACTTCCCGCCATCGATCTTGAGGATGAACGACTCTTCGACGCGCTCGCCGGTGGTCAGATTCGCCAAGACCGAAACGGCGTAGGCATGCCCAGGCAGCCCGCCCTTGACGAGGCAGGTCGCGGTCGAGCCGCGGACGTCGCACTGCGGCGAGTCGAGGACTTCGAGCGTGGCGTCCGCACCGGAGTCCTCGTCCATCGCCTTCGCCGTAGCGCTGGCGAGGGCCGCGTCGGCCGGGAGCGCGGGCGCGAAATCCACGGCCTGCCTGTACCGCTCGGAGGCGGTCTTGGTCAGCCGGAGAACCTCTCGCGTCGTCGGACCGTCACCTGCTGCCGTCGCACCCCCAGAAACGCCCGGCCCCTGCACTTGGCGACGTGCGTCGCCATCTCGCGCGCGCGGGCGGGCATGACGCCCGGGGACCGGACCCGCGCGGTGAACGGTTTCGAGATTACAGGATCGGCCAGCGGAATGTCAAGGATCGAATGGATATTTTTCTCGGTCGGAGCCCGGGACCCGATCTCGGGCAGGGGAAGCCTTGGACCGAAGACGATGTCGGCGAGGGCTTCGACCTCCGGCAAAGGGACCGCCGGCGCAGGCACGATCGGTACCGGAGCGGAAGGGAATCCGTCGGGATTCCGCTTCCTCCGCTTCGGCGGCGGGAGGATCGCCGGCGCTCGCTTGGGCTCCCGGTACGTCGTCTCGATCCAGCCAAGGTCGAGGAGCGGCCGGACTTCTTGGACCCGGCCTTTCCCGCGCGGCTGCAAGCCGTATCCCTGTTGCGCGAAGTGCAGGGACCCGAAGTGGAACGAAGCGAATTGATGCAACCCGCCCACGGCCAGATTTCGCTCAAGGAGTCAGGGTCACCGACGTACGGTTGCCGTCTCCGGTGGCCTTCGTCGCTACCCGGTCGGTCGTATCGTCTATCGACCGGAAGATCGGGTTTGCCGCCCCGCCGGACGTCTTACCGCACAGGACGGCGGCGATCAGGCGCATCGTCTTACGAAGCGTGAATCCCATCTCGATCCCGTTCGTGAGGTCGAGAAGCGCGTTCGCCAGTGCCTCGCGCGCATCCGTCTTGATCGCCGCGGCATCCACTGCGTTCGCCAGAATTGATCCGATGGTGACCCGCCCCGCCGAGTCCGTCGCGAGCCTCGAAGACGGCGTCGAGAGCGGGGAGAAGATCGCGGCCGCGCCGTCCCAATAGACGTTCTCGGTTCCCTTGAGCGTGTCATTCTCGGCGGGCGCAAGAAGCAATCGCTGCTGCACGGTGACGTAGTATATTCCGGCGACGACCGCCGGCATGTCGCCCAGGTAGAACCGGCTCGCCGTTCCCTGTTCGGTCATGGCGATGTCGTAGTCGCCGATATTGGCGGTCGCGTAGGTCTCGAAGGCGGAAGTCGTCGCGTTGAATATCTTCCCCGTCGAGTTCCAGACGTGCGCGTAGAGCGTGACCGCCGTCACGTCCGCGTGGATTTGGATTTCGCCGGCCATCTTCGATCGGCTCTCGCAGAGCGCAATTAGAGGATGATCTGGTACACTTCGGTGAGTTTCAGGCTCGCGATCCCGATCGCGAGCGAGGACTTGATCTTGAGCTTGAGACTGTGCGAGCCGTCGGCGATCTGCGCCGCTCCGATCCCCGCCGTGAAGGAGATCGTGACGAGGTCGTAGGATGTCGAGGCCGTGGACACGCTCGCCCTCGGCGACGCCTCGTCGTCGAGATAGGCGGACAGCGTGGTCATCGAGGTCGCGACGCTCGTCTTGATCTCCACGGCCACGACGATCTTGTCCGGAATGCCGGCGACGGCATCCTTCACCGCGAAACGGACGTTCTTTACCTCGAAGTCGACGGTCTTGTCCGTCGCCGCCGCGTTCGTGACCTCCGTATCGTCGGAAGCGAGCGGACGCGTGCGGACTTTTTCGTTGACCTTGACGGGCGTGACGGCGTTGTCCGCCAGAACCTGCGAGGTGACCGACGCGAGCGCGAACCGCGCGGTCCCCACCGTCCCGGCAATGATATGCTTGTCCCCGTCCACCGCTCCGATTGCAATCTTCTCCGACGTGATCTGCCCGCGCATGTCGATCGCCAAAACGCCTCCTCGTCAAACTAGATGCACTTCGGTCAAGTCGATGATCGCGGAAGTCCCAAAAATCTCGACGAGGATGCTAGTCCCTGCGGATGGAACGGGGGCCAGGAGGTCGATCTTTCCAGGTGCCGCGGAAGCGGATGTCTTCTCCACGCCGTCTATCTTGAGGACGATTGTCCCGGTGCCGGAAACGACGTTGATCGAAACGCGGATGCTCGACGCCGAATCCGTGAACGAACGGAAGAACCGCACGGACTTGAGGAGAACCTGGATCGCCCCCGCCTCCATCGTCACGGAATCGGCGGCGACGAGCTTCGGGAACCCGCCTCCTCTCGCGCCCACGGACTGCATGCCCATATCTCGATCACTCCCCCCCAGCCCAAGCCCGGATCGCCGCGATCCCGAATGCGAGCGCGCCCGTCCCGAGCAGCCCGAGCCAAGACCAGTCGAGGTCGCTCACGCCTTCCGGCTCCCATGGCGCCTGCGGTAGTCCGAAACCGCCTGCCGCGTGATCCCGAGGGCACGCGCCACATCGGCGTCCGGAAGCCACCCGAAGCCGGCGTCGACGTATCGCGCGGTTGTTGCAGGATCCCGACCTGGAGGTCGCCCGGGCGAAGATCGCATGGTTCGGGCGCGCCCGCGACTTCGCTTCTTTTCCGTCACGATTTCCGATCCTCGTCACGGGAACAATACCACCGCACAGGTGCCAACAAGCGAGGATCCGCGTCCGGCCGGACCGCCTCGCCGTCCCGCGCCGCAACTTCCGAAATTCTCTCCTCCGTCTCGCGTACGACTTCGGCCACGATCGAGCGGAACTTCGACGAGTCGGCTGCGGCGCACTTGGCAAAATCCGATGTCGACAGCGACAGCCCGGCGCGGTGCGCGTACTGGCGATGCTCCGCACACCAACGGAATCCGAGCTCCTCGACGAGCCAGTCCCGAAGTGCCAGCGGGGCGCGCTCCGCCCTTCGCCGTTCCGCGCGTTCCCGAGCCAGACCGCGCAACTCCGCCTCGTCGCACTCGCAGATCCAGACCGAGCGCGCGCAGGTCTTGCCCGACGCCGCGTCGCGTTCGGCGAAGCTCGCGACGTAGCGCATCGGCGCGCCGCAGCGCGGGCATCCGATCTCCGGCCTCACTTGCCGCGCTCCTTCCTCGCCTCCCGCGCCATCTCACCGAGGGCCTTCACCTCTTCGAGCCAGTCCTCGATCTCGCCGCGGAGGCCTTCGTCGGACCGCACGACGTCGATCTTCAGGAGGTCCGCGACCCTGGCCTCGACGATCTCCGTCTGCTCCGCGATCCGACCCGCCAGCTTCGCGCGCTGCTCGCCCTGGACCTTCGCGAGCTTCTCCGCCGACGCGCCGAGCGCCCCGGCGAGCCGCGAGGCGAAATCGTGCATCTTCATCGTCGCCTCCTCGGCCTCCTTCCAGAGCCTGTCGCTCATCTTCCGCTCGGATTCCGCGCTTCTCGAGAAAAGGCGCTTCAGCGCCGCTCCGATCCCCTCCCGCTTCTTCTTCTCGGCGGCGAGCCTCCGCGAGTACTCCCGGAAGAAGGCGTGCCGGGTCGCAACCGCGATGCCCGCGCCGGTCGAGATCCACCGCCCCGCCTCGTCCCGCTGCTGCGACGGATCGAACGCCTTCCGGATCGCCCCCAATTCCGCCGGCCACGTCCCGTACTGCTGGACGATCAGGGCGAAACGGATCGATTGGTCCTCGCCCATGCCTTTCGACAGGCTGCGCCCGAGCGCGAGGTCGGCCACCCGCTTCGCCGCGCTCGCGCGTCCCGGTTCCGCCTCTGTCGGGAAACCGGCATCGTCGAGCTCGTCCTCAAGCTCGTCGGCCTCTTCGTCCGTCAGCAATCCGGCGGCCAAGTGCTCGACGATCGCGTCCGCCACGTCCTCCGCCTTCGCCGTCGGCCCGATCCGGAGCGTGGCCGTATCGGCATCGTACGTCGCCTCCGAGCCCTCGCCGCTCACGGCTTTGATCGGACTCGCGTCGTCCGGAGCATCGATCACGATCCGATCCGGCAGCGCCGCGATCCCGCCCTTGACCAACTCGACCGCCCCGGCGTCGCCCGACGGAGAGAGGGACTTGGTGAGCGAGGCGCTGGCGGAGGAGAGCGATTTCTTGAAGCCGAATCCGGTAACGCACCGACAGGAAATTACTTCGCCCGGTTCGTCCGCCCCACCTTCCGGGTCGCCCGGGTACATGAGCTCGGCGTCGCCCACGTCGAACGGCTCGTCGATGTCCCGCTTCTGACCGTTCGCTTCCCGATGGCTTTCGCGCACGCGGTCGTCGCCCGACGTAATCCACGTCTTCGTCTCGACCCCGGCCTGCTCCGCCGCTTCTTGCGCTCCGAATTGCGTGGCGACGTGCGATTCGGTGCGCCCCACGCGCTGCGCTCGCGCCTCGCTCCATCCCGCCGCGTCTCGGATCGCCTTGACGATCCCCTGCTCGCCGAGCCCTTCCTCGTACGCCTCCGAGATCGCCTTCTTCGTGACCTCGGCCGAGTAATCGTCCATCACGTCTTCGAGCCGCGTGCGATGGTCCGCGAGGAACTCGACCACCTTCGGGTCGGACTCCTTGAACCCGATCCCGAACGCCGCGGCGACCGGCTTCGCGCCGACGTTGATGCCCTTCCGCATCGAGGCGAGGATGTCCTTGGAGAGCGCGCGCTCGATCGCCTTCTTGATCGCCTTGAGGCTCGGCTCCTCGGCCTTGGCGACGGCGGTCGTCGCGCCGCCCATGTCCGTCCCGGCCGCGCCCCCGAGACCGGCCTGGAGATCGGTCGCCGCGACCGCCTTTTCCGTCGCGGTCTCTTTCGCCCCCCCGACTCGACGCAGCCAAGTCCGGGCGTACGCCTCCGCCCCGCGGCGCTGCGCGTCGAGGTGGACCTTGAACAGCCTCGCCATCTCGGCGGCGAGCTTGCGCTCCTCCGAGCGGATCGCTTTGGAGTACCGGTGCGGGGTGAGAGTAGATCGCTTCGACATCCAAGCCCCGCTACGTCGTCTGGTCCCGGGAATCCTCGTCGCGCCTCCCATTTCGCCCCGTTTACAGCCACAAGCGGTAGCGGCTCGGAGGATCGACGGATACCATCCCTAGCGTTTTCCTCGATGCATGCCGTCGACCCGATCTCGGAGCGGCTTTCCTACCGTTGCCGACCTTCGCAGCCTTCTTGCCCATCCGATTCCTCCTTGTCCGGCCGCCTAGAATCGACTCAGACGCGATTTCTCGACCGGGGACGACGTCGCCCTCGTGCCGGCTCCTCCGATCGCGTCCTGGGCCCAATTCCGGCCTTCCTCGCCCCCTCGCAGGAGGAACGCGATCCAGTCGGCGGACGGGTTCTCTTCGTCTCCCCAGGTCCCATGCCCGTTGCCGTCCTTCGCCACCTCCCGATCCTCGGCGTGGCGCTCGTGCCAGTTCGCCAGCCGGCGCAGGTCGCGCGGACCGTGCGGCATCCCGGCGGCCATCGCCTGCGCTCGGGCCAAAGAATTCGCGGTCGCTCCCCTGCCTCCATGACCCTTCGCAAGCTCGATCCCTTTCGCCGCCGACTTCATGGCCTGTTCCGGGGGAACTGCGCCTTTCGCGAGCGGTTCCTCCTCGCCGTCCTCTCCAAGCGCGGACCTTGCTTCGGCAGTTTCCTCTTCTTCCCTCTCTTCGTCTCCGGGAAGCCGGTCCGCCTCCGGGTCGCGCTCGTCGCCCGGAACGTCGATCTCGTAGCCGAGCTTCGCCCTGGCTTCCGTCCTCGTGATGATCCCGGCCTGAAACGAGGCGATCGTTTTGGCGTGCACGTCGTCCTGCTCGTCCGGGATCCGGATCTCGGTCTCGTCCACCGCGAGGTACAGCCCCTCCGAGTCGGGGAACCGCGGCAGGACTTCGTGCTCGATCTTGGCGAACACGCGATTCAGGAGCGGAATGCAGATGCGGCGCATGAAGATCGAGAGCTGGATCCGCGCGGTCGCGTAGTTCTCCGTCTCCAGGCCGACCAGCACCGGAGGCACGCCCGAGGCGGCGAGGATCTCCTGCATCGTGGACAGCCGCAAGTTCCTGAAGTCCATTTCCCGCTGCGTCAGCCCGGCGCGGTGAAGCGTGACGCCGAACGGCAGGAAGTACGTCCCGCGCCCCTTCCCGACGCCTTTGTTTCGGTTCTCGAAGTCCTGCTCGATCCGCGCCATCTCGTCGCGACTCATCCTCTGCTCGGCCGTCAGCATGGTCTCGGGCGTGGCCGACCTGCGGAAGAACGTCGCGTTCCACTGGCGCGCGTCCTGGTCGACGACCGCCGACATCCACGCGGCCCGGGCCGGAGACACGCTCCCGTACTCCTCGGTCGCGGAAAACTCGCGGAACCAGACGACCTCGTCGGCGTCGTATTCGACCGGCTCGCGGTTCGGGCGATACGTGTATCCGACGACGCCCTCCCGCGGCTTGACCTTCGGCTTCACCAGGTGGGGGAGGAGCGGGACGGCCTGGGAGGGCGCGCCGCCTTCGCCGCCGGGAGCCATCTCCCAGAACGCGCGTCCCGAGAGCTCCAGGTGGGCGACCGTGGCGAAGACCAGCTCCTGGTACGTCCGGTTCGGCCCGGGTTTCCAGAGGAAGTCCCGCGCCGGATGGTCGGCGACGATCTCGTCCTTCGCGCCTTTCGCTTCGCGCTTGAGGACCCAAGGGATGTCCGCGACGACCTCCGCCTTGCGCCGGGTGACGACGTAGCTCCAGACTTCGCGCTCGTACAGTTCCGAGAGCTGCTTGGAGCTCGCGGGGATCTCCTGGACGCCCCCGGCGCGGCCCCCGTACGACTCGTACTGCGCCTCGTCGGCGAGGACCCAGCCCGGAGCGACCGCGGCCTTGAACACGGCGGCCGCGTACTTGACGCGGGACCAGAGCGTCTTGCCGTAGGCGGACGACCATTCGCGCCAGGTCAGGGAGCCTCCTGGAAAATTGAGGCCTGGGTGTCGTCGCTTTTTCCCTTATCTAGCTGCCGCGACCTTCGCGCCTCTTCGGCTCGAACTTGCCAGAGGAGGAGGAGAGCGAGCAGGCGCGGCCTCGACGCCTTGCCGACTACCCTACCGATTCGTGCCGTCCCGTGTCAAGGAGACGGGCGTCTCCGTCTTCCTCGCGTCGCCTCCGTCGGGAATTCCTTTTCGGACCGTCCGATTCTTTCCGATCCATCCCGTCACCTGTCTTCCTCGGCTCCGAATTCCTTGAAGACGATCGTGCTGACCAGGCCGGCCGCCGCGTCCGTCACGTCCTTCGAGTTGTGGACGAACACGCCGGCGCACAATCCGAAATTGCACCACTCGTCGACCTCAAGATCGTAAACGCATGCGGGAGCATCGAGGTGAACTGGGATTAGCGCGCGCACCTTGTGATTGCCGCCGCCGTTCGCTTTGGCAACCACGGAAGCCCAATCCGGGAAACCGAACTCCTTCATGACGCGCATGACGACGTTCCGTCCGCATTTCAAGATCCTGGCCGCACCGTTCGGAGTCGTCGCGTCCGGATCCGTTTCTTGACCGATTTCGCATTCTTCGTAACCGCCATTCACTGGCCACGATCTCCTGAATGGCATTAGCCGATCGATTCCTGGACGCAACGATCGAGCTTCCACATATCGGCCATGGAGCGTCATGAACCGATGGTCCGGCGTGCATCGAACGATCGCGCCGCTATCGAGGACGACATCGAGAAGTTCCGCGGTCTCGAACGTCTTTCTCCCCCGCGCCTTGCCGGGCACGACGCGCCCATCGGGAGCGCACGAATATACCCAGACTTCCTTGCCATCCAGCTCGGCGATCGTCGGAAACGTTCCGTCGAGCAACGGAATCCTCGTGTCGGCCGCGAAGCAACCGCCGGACACGTGGTCGATCTTCCTTCCCAAGTCCACCAAATCGGCGCAGCAGGCGAAGTACGGCTCGTAGGCGTAGAAGCGCAGGTTGCCGTCCAAGTGCCACCGCTTCCACGTCTCGTACGGCCCGCGCCTGCGATCCACGCTCTTGATCTCGCATCGGAATCCGGCCGACGCGAAGAGCTCCATGTTGGCCTGCCCCTCGAACGCGTCGAATTCGACGAGGTCGAAGTCGAAGCCGCGCGCGGCCAGCGCCTTGAAGACCGCGCGCACGAAGCGCATCGAGATCTTGGCCTGGGCTTGAGGGCGCAGTTCCAGAAGCAGGTCGAACGCGATCCTGCCCTCTTCGCGATGCGCGACGGCGATCCCGCAGGCGTCGCGCGAGATCCCGAGGTCGATGCGGCCGTAGTAGAGATGGGCCCCGCTCCCCCTCGGCTTGCCGACCTTCTGGCCGGCGCACGTCGGGCAGTCCTTTTCCGTTTCCCCGATCTTCTTCTTCCCGGTCCCGAGGCAGTCGCCGCATACGAAGCCGTCCAGCATGCAGGCGACGACCGCGTCGACCATCCCGGGTTCCTCGGCGTCCGTCCATCCCCGCGCCATCGCGGCGTGGAGCGCGTCGTCGTCGAACGGGTGTCGCATCGTCGGATCGGCTCCGCGCCTGATCGCGTCCACGTCGGCGACGAACGGCGAGGACGACGCCCGCTGCGGGTGCGCGCCGAACATCCTGGCGAACTGCGTCGGGTTGAGCCGGGCCTCGCCTCGAAGCGCGTCGAGGTCGGCGTCGGGCTTCATCTGCCACGTCGGGCACTCGACGACGAGCGTGCCCGCAGTGGTCAAGACGACGCGCGTCGGGTAGTCGCAGAACGGGGGCTCGGAGAGCATCTTCCTTCGCGCCTGTTCCTGATCCTCGTTCCCGCGCGTGAGCGGAGACGCCAGGAATGCCGTCGTCAGGTCCTCGGCCGCGCCCTCGACCTCGATCCGGCGCTTGCATTCCTTCGTGAGCCAGTCCGCCGCGTGCTCGGGCCAGCCGGCGAGGAGCATCTTGTAGAATCGGGGCACGCGCGAGATGAACGTGGCCAACACGGGCTCGACCAAAGCCTTGACGTGCGCGTGCTCTTGCCCGCCCGACGCGTCCATCGTCTCCATCCTCGGGACCTCGTCGGCGCCGGCGGCCACCAAGCACACGCCCTCGAACTCCTTCGACGACGAGTTTCCCGAGACGCAAACCAGGTCTTTCGGCAGTTCGATGATCGCCTTGGCGGCGTCGACCGGGGCGTGCTGGCGGAACCACGGCGCGCGCTCCAGGTCGCGCTTGAGCCCGTGGAAGATGGCGAGCTGCGCCTGCTGCTCTCCGGAGCCGGAGAGGTTGGCGATCCCGAGCTTCTCGCCCGAGGCCAGGCCGAGGTCGAGCGACGGATTCGCGAGAGCGAGCGTCTTCTCCGCCTGGCGCGCGAGCGTGAGGTGGACGACGAACCCCTTGCCCGATCCCTTCCCCGCCTTGAGGAGCACGAGCCTGACTTGGTCGCGGTCGATCTGGCGCAGGAGCCAGAGGACGCGGGGATAGACCTCGCGCGCGTCGATGCCCATGTCGCGCGCGAGGAAGTCGTCCATCGACTGCGCGAACGGGACGGCGATCGACGCGGAGGCGGAGGATAGCGCGGAGGCGGATGCCGATGCGTTCACGTTGACGATTGTTTGCGGCCTGTCGATTTCGATCCCGAGCGGAGCTCCGAGGAGCCTGTAGCCCTCGCGCATCCCCTGGGCGACCGACTTCCCGATCGCGGCCCGGTCCTTGGCCGGCGCGTCCTTGATCGCCCCGGACTTGATGTCGTCCACGACCGTCTGCGCCAGCGCGCGGTTGATGCCGACGACGTTCTCGCCGTCGCGCTCGATCGCGGCGAGGACGTCCTGCGCTTCGAGCCTGATCTGGCGCTGGTACTCTTCGTGGTACTCCGGCCAGTAGAGAGGGTCGCCGGGTGTCGTCCAGCGGTAGAGCGTGGTCCGCTTCGCGCCGAGGACGGCGCCGAGCGTGCGGGCCGCCTCGGTCGGGCCTTTGAGGGCGTGGACGCGGGCGAGCTCGACGTGCTCGGGCGAGAGCGAGGAGACGATCGGCGGATCGACCCGGCGCATCTCGGTCGGTTCCATGATCCAGGTTCCGAACGTTCCGGTTTCGGGGACGAAAAAAGCCGACGGCCCGATACGGAGCGCGTCGGCCACGATTTCGTTCTATGCCTTCGGGACGGGAGAAGTCAAGGGCGGCGTTCCATCGCCCTCGCGATCCTCGCCGCCACGGATCCGGGGTCGTCATGCTCCCAAGCCGTGACGACGGACCATCCGAGCGCGCGCAGCCTCCGAGCCGAGCGTCCGTCCCTAGACCTATTGCAGGCGACCTTCTTCCGCCAGAATCCGGCGTTCGACCTCGGAGCCCTGTAGTGCCTGGGGCAGCCGTGCCAGAAGCATCCGTGGACGAAGACCGCCACGCGGTGGAGCCGGAGCGCGAAGTCCGGGGATCCCGGGAGGCTCCGGACGTTCCGATCGGCCGGGATCCCGAGCGCCTTCAAGGCCGCCCCGATCCTCCTCTCCGGCCCCGTCCCGGACGACCGGATCGAGCGCATGATCCTCGACCTGGTCGCGGCGTCGACGGTGTCCATCACGGCCCCCCTGGTTCCCCGTCCCTCCTCGCCGAGAGCAGGATCCCGGCCAGGCGCGCCCCGAGCGCGCGCGCCACCGGGGGCGCGACGCTGTTTCCGAGCCTCGCCCACTGCTGGGCGAAGCTCCCGGCGAGGGCGAAGTCGTCGGGGAACCCGCAGATCCGCCTCAGCTCCGCGATCGAGAAGCGCCTGCGCTCGAACGGATGGACCGTCTGGGCCATGCTCCCGCTCGTCCCCCACGACGCCGCGATCGTCGGCGACGGGGCATCCGGGTCCGCCTTCCGGAGCGTATAGATCTCCGGATGCGTCTCCCCCGGACGCAGCCCGCCCCACTCGTTCGCGATCCGCCCGCGCAGCGCGGCCTCCGGCTCGACCTTGAGCATGGACGAGCGTGACGCCCTGACCGTCGGACACGGCCGGTTCGTGATGTCGACGGCGGGCCCGTATCCGTCGTCCAGGACGGCGCGGAGCTCCATGCCGTCGGGCGACGACGCGCACACCGTCGGCGCGCATCCGTCCAACGTCCGCATGCCGCCCCGGAACGAGTCGTCCCCCCTAGCGAAGATCTCGGCCCGCCCGATCCACGGCAAGGCGTCCCTCACCGAGTAGCGCCACGGGCACGGGTCGGGGAACGCCGGGTCCGCCCCCAGGTCCTCCCTGACGCCGACGACGAACACGCGCCGCCGCTCCTGCGGGACGCCGAACCGGGACGCGTCGAGGATCGCCGCCTTCGCCCTGTAGCCGAGCGACCGGACCCTGCGCATCACGTCGTTGAAGAGCCCGCGCGCGACGCCCCTGGTAAGCCCGACCACGTTCTCGGCCCACAGCGCCCGGGGGCGGAGCTCGTCGGCCAGCCGGAGCCACTCCATGAAGAGGTCGTCCGACCTGCCGAACGAACCGTCCCCGTGCGCCCTCTCCTTGCCCCAGCCCTTCTCCCTCCTCCCCGCCATTGAGAAATCGGAGCAGGGTGGCGACCCCTCGAGGAGGTCGATCCCGCCTTCCCCGATCCCCGTCGCCGCAAGGATGTCGTTCGCCGACACGGACCTGATGTCGCGCCCGTCCAGCGGCGTGTCCGGGAAGTTCGCCCGGTAGCTCGCGGCCGCGTTCGGCAGGAACTCATTGGCCCAGGCGACGCGCCACCCCGCCCACCGCAGCCCGAGGCACGAGCCCCCGCACCCGCTGAACGTCGAGACCGCGACGAGCCCGTTCCGGGGCGACGCGAGGATCTCCGCCACGGGCGGGATCGAGTAGGGCGATCTCCGCTCCGCCGGCGCCGCTTGATCCGCGCTCATGCCGTCTTCCCCGACCATTCGTATCCGCATTTCGGGCAGCGCCATTCGCACGGAAGCTCGTTCGGCAGCTCTTGGACTCCGACCGGCAACGACCCGGTCCGATCCGCATCGACTCCGAAAGGCGACAAAGCGCGGACCTCTTCCTCGGTCCATCCGATCCCATCCGTCGACCAGCCCTCGGTCTTAAGCGAGGCGAGCGTCCTGCCGAGGGCGTCGTCGTTCCAGGACCCGAGCTCGGCGGTGCGATTCAGCGCAAGCGAGAGAGCCGCCGCGTCGACATCGTCCAGATCGACCTCGACGACATCGACCTCGGTCGCGCCGGCTTCGCGGAGGACCCTAAGGCGGGCGTTCCCCGCGATGACCTTCTTCGAGGACTTCTGCACTACTATCGGCTCGACCTGCCCGAACTTTTTCAGGCTGTTGGCGATCGCATCGAGGTTCCGGCGGTCGTGGAGGCGGGCGTTGTTCGGATCTTCGTGGAGATCCGACAGCCCCATCCGCGCGACAATCACGAGCATTTCTCGGAAAGCAGGTGTCTTCCTTGGTACAAGTGCCAGAGGTCTTCGAGCGCGGATGCGACCATAAGAGAAGTTGCGCGTCGTTTGGATTCGGGGAGATCTGCGATGATGACGCTCAACTTCTCAAGCTTCGGATGGCATTTTGAGCAGACAGTCACGAGGTTTTCGCAGGAGTTGTTCTTGGAGACGCGATACGGCTCGATGTGATGGACCGATAGCCTGTGCTGGTAGCGGATGCCGCAGAGTGTGCAGAAATCGTTGTCCTTCTTGATGTGACGATTGCGGATCGACCTCCATCCCGAGCGATATCCATGAAGACCATAAGCGGGCCTGTTCCCATACTTCCCCACATAGCCGAGATTCCGGCAAGGAATCGAACAGTACCGACCCGCAAAGTTGCTGAACGGTTTCTCGCCAGCAAGGAATCGTTTCCCGCACGTCGGGCACGTCCGTTCGCTCTTCGGGTATTTCGTTTTTGCCCGATTCGAACACTCGTGAGAGCAGAATTTCCTTTCCGGTTCGCACTTGTATTTCCAGTATGACTTCCCGCAGAAAGCGCACTCCTGGAACGATCCCGTTCGACGGTTCGGTTTCGGCCCCTTTCCGCCACGAGAAGATGCGCATCTTTTACACGTTTTCGGAGAGCTATCTTTTCTCACGAATCGTGTCTGTCCACAATCTGAGCAAGACACGAGTTTCATTCCTGGCTTCTCCGGATCCGGGTTGAGCGAGGAGATCGGGACGGCGAGACCTCGGAGCGGTTCGGCGATATGGGAGAGGTCGGGCCGAACGACTCCGGGTTCGGATTTTGGATCATCCATGATCGGTATGAGGATCATCGAGACTTCACCCCTGATTATAGCGATTCGTCGCCGGGAGTCAACGGAAAGTTGCCGGGGATCAGGGCTCCCCGGCGGGCCCGTCTTTTGGACTCCGAAGGCTCCGGGCTTCTGGTCCCTGCGCGGGTTCACCGCTACTTGCTGTCCTGGCCGCCCGGCCGACCGCGTTGGTTACGCCGATTCTCCCGATCCGCCAGTGGAAGTCAAACCGTTTCGTCTTCCTTCCGGTTCGGCAGCCGGTTACGCCAGGAGTTCCAGGTTTCGTTGAGCCCGTCGATGGTCGGAAAATCCTCACGGTGGTCTCCGAACCGACTCCACTTGAGGCACTTCGCCGTTGCGCCGGCGAGCCGCAGGTTGATCGCCTTGACAGTCAGCGCCAGCTTCGTCAGGATCGGCGTCTTGCGTTGCGCGAGGAGGTCGTTTTCCAGCCTCGACCGCAAGAGCCTCAAGGGATCGGTCTCAACCAGATTCGTGGCACGGATGAGGTCGGTGACGGCCGCGGTGCCGGCTTCGTCGTGAGCGCGACCGTAGGCCCAGAGCAGGAAACCGACGACGGAGGGAGGCAAGAGCGACGCGACATCTCCTCGCAGAGAGCGGGCGGTCTTGGCGGCCGTAAGTATGTCGGGGAACTTGTGCAGCACGGCATCGGCCTCACCGTGGCTCACCGTCATGTTCATGCCGACCATGCCGGAGAGGTAGAGCCAGACCCAACGGACGATCCCGGCAACCACGGTGGCGTGGGCGATCCCACGAAGAGCGAGAATGTCGCCGTAGCTGCGTCTCTTACCCACGTCCACGGCGAGCATCGCGCGCGGGTCGACGCCGTGCAGGACCGCCAAGCGGACGGTAACGCCGGCCGCGACGACCGCGCGAAGCCGATGCTGACCGTCCACGAGGCGACCGCGCAAGTCGATCTTGACGGTATCGCCGGTATCGCGCCAGCGCCCGGCGCGCATGTCGGCGGCGTAGCGTTCCACCGTGTACGCGCTGACGTGCCGGTTGTGGGCTTGCGTCTTGAGCATTTCGGTCGCCTTGTCCGCGTCGAT